CATCTAATGTTTCCAATTCAAGTAGTAACACAAGTTTGGTATCAAGCGCACTCACGTCAGCGGATAGCTACGACCAACTATCGGGTACCAGAACAGCATAAAAAAAGGGGACCGAAGTCCCCTTAAAACTATCAACTACAATATATTCTATTCTTCTGCAGCCATCTGTGCGAAGTAAGATAGAGTATCGTCTGCGGCTGCGACAGCAGCAACCGGAGCAGGAGCAGCTGCAACAATAGTAGGTTCAGAAGAAGTGTCCCAAGGTGGAGCCTCTTCCGCACTTGCAAGTGCCTCGTTCTTAATAGTAGAACCAGCGCCAGTCGCAAGACCTAGTACTGTCTCCAACTTGTTCTTCAACTCATCATAAGTCTTGAACCACTTGGCGTCATGTGCGTTCGGATAGTCCGGTACTATGAATTCGTTCAAGTCATATAGTGTATTGTACACGGCTTCAAGTTGTGTCTCATCAGCACCCAAGAACTGAGAAGGTGACTTAAAGTCTGACTTGTCATAGTTACGGTATCCAGCAACGTTACGAATCTTCAGTTCGAAGTCCGCACCACCCCAGAAATCAAAAGGATTGACCGGAGTCTCGCCTGGGAATTCTGGTTGCATCTGGTCCATGATCTTATCAAAGATCTTCTTACCGAACTCATAGATGAATGACTTACCATTATTGGCAGGGTTTGCAGGGTCGTTAATAACTTGAATGTTAGTAACGTAGTGTAGACGACGCTTCTGGCGACGTGCAGTTTCTTTGTCTTCTTCGATGCCTGAGTTCCACAGACGCGAGTTCAACTCACCCAGTGGGTCATTCTGACCTAGGGTAGTCAATGAACGTTCGATGTACCATTGTCCGGTCGGACCTTTGAATGCGTGGTCCCAGTAGCGAACCCACGGTAGGTCTTGACCTTCAGTAGCAGGAAGAAAACGAATCACGGCGTAACCATTACCTTGTTCATCAACGGTAGGTTTCCACTTGCGGTCGTCTTGGTATTTGTTGGTGTTAGATACTTGACCGGATGCTTCGGTAGCAGCGGTTACAAGCTTTGAGATGTCCATAGATTTGGACTTTAGATTTGCAAAAGACATAATATTTCCTTAAATATAAACTTAAATATAAACAATGTATGAGATCACCCATAAGGGTATAGCTATTTATACGTCTAGTGTATTCTGTTTTGGCAGAAAATTCAACTGACGTGCCTCACTCTCTAGATGTTCAACTATCGTGGGAGACAGATACTTCTTGATATCTTCCAGTTCTAGTCCGTTCTTCTCACAGAGATGCACAATGGAATCCATGTATGACATTCTGTGTTGGAACACGAAACTCTCTATCATAGCCGAGAATGATTTTTTGGTTAGGAACTTCTCTTCAGTTTTCTCATCCATTGATTACCTCAATCGCTTTGACATTATCAACACGGAATGACCGCCATGATTGTTTGTCGATTGCGAATGCGCGAATCACAGATTTGTTAACCGAGAATTCATCCACTACTGCAACTTTGGACTCAGACAATTCAGGCATATAGTCAGTCTGGAGAGTGCACGGCATGATGCGTTCCTCACCGTTGACCTTACTAAATGTTACCTGAAGTACATTGTCCCGTAGTTGACTAATGATACTATCATAATTAAAAGACATAGATTCCTCCTTAGAATCGTTCAAATTCAGCGTCCTCAGAAGGTTCCTCTTCATCACTTCCATCGTCAGCGTGTACTGCTTCAAGAAACTCTTCGCTACCATCAAGAACTGCGATAGTGTGTTCGAATGCTTCTAGAGTAGAAAGAACATTCTTACGAGATTGATCTTCTTCGTCTAGACTCGCATAATCTTTACTAAAAGATTCTAGAGTATCTAGATAGACGCAACGTAAAAACTCACGGGTGATGAGCTCTACATCGTTGCGAGGGTATTGACCTAGATCAATAAGGTTGTCGGGCATTGTGTTGGACATTAATTCCATTCCTCGTTTTGGGTTGGTTGACGTGTATCAGAGAAAAGAGCGTTAACAAACTTATCTTCATCTCCCCAACGTACGTCAGATTTATAGTCTTGACGATCAAGACCTACTACTTCGTTCGCTAGACGTTGATTTGACTTGCGAACCTTACTACGCTTCTGAATCTTGAGTGCTGCCGCACGAATCATTGCGTAACGTACTTCTTTACTTACTGCCATAATTATACCTTATATGTAGGGGGTTGTCAAGGGCTAGAATCCATTGTTTGGATACAGTTCATCTTTGGTCAACTTATGACCGCGTTTCTTCGACTCCTTCTTACGGTCGACGTGGGTAGAGGCGCGATTGAATCGCCTCGCATACTTCGCGACCGGATTCGACCGCTTGGTAGATTTCTTTTTCGTTGTCATATGCCTCGTTCTCCCATGGCTGGTCATTGTAGTTTAGATTCTGGTATTCTTCACCGTCAAAAATCCATCGATAAGAGAAGATACCTTCTTCCAAACATAGCCCTGTATGTATCAAACGTCCTGTCAAAATCTGGACCGCATGAACCATCTCATGAGCAATGTTGATCTTCATTTGTTCTTCGTCTACTCTTTCACCGTCAAAGACTTTCGCGATAGAGATATCGACTTGGTCTTCATCCCCATCAACTAGTCCAGCAAACTTACCCAGTTCTTCTACGAACTCAAATTCGACATAACCAGGCAGATTAGATATACCCAGTAACTCTGCCACCTTGTGTACATAGGTGGACATCTCGTAACTAGGGGATTCAGAAACATCAACATTTGCTGCATACTTCATTTAGTTCTCCGACCTAACACTAGCGTCATAATTTTCATCACTGTCATAATCAAACAGATTGGACCAGACACGAAGTTTGAATAACTTCTCTGTCCGTGCGTCTTCTACTGCACTGTACGATACCACTTCCCATTGCTGTAATAACTCAATCATGCAGACAAGGTCACCGACCTCTTTAGCAAGTAGGTCTAGGTTGTGTTGGTCTTGACCGAATCGTTTTACCTTCGATACTCTTTGAATGACTTCAGCACATTCTTCTTGTAGAATGGTGAGTAGTTCAGTACAGCTGTCATTATGTTTCAGCATTAATATTCTACTCTATCATGGAAAGGAATCGCACCGGCCATATCACCGCCAGTGATCTCACGGACTTTCCTTCCAAAACGACTGTCTGAAGTAGAGATGAACGTACCACCCATCATTGGGCGTGGTGCGCCTTCTACTCCTAGATAAACTGGACGTACGAAACAGGTTCCGCGTACATAACCTTTTACCAACTCAACCGCAGGGCGACCTACAGTTGGTTCGAAAGGACCTTCGACGTTCACTACAGTCACCTCAGTGAATCGTGAACTCATACCGCCAGCAGAACTGTCACGACCGTCTGCTCGATAAATGTTTGCAATCATACCCATAATATTATTCCTAGTGAAAAGTTGCTTGTTGAACTTCGAGTTCTTGTTCGATAAGACTCATCATCTCATCATTACTCAGACCCATCGAAGAAAGAGTTGCGATGGCAGTTGTTGAATCGATGATGTTGTCAAGAAACGACTCCATCACGTCACGAACTGCCTCACCTATTTCGCCTTTAGTAAACCAAGATACAGTATCAATCATTTTGGTGTTACTACCTTATTGTTCTTGAACTCAACACCTTCAGGCGCTACCAACTTACCGAGCAACCAGAAGTCTTCTGCCTGCAACTTAGAAACGTCATTAGAGTAACCTTCTTGAACGAAGTCGGGACCTAACTCGTTGTAGTTGTTTAGGAACGCAACTGCATCAACGACGTTCTCGAAAGTCTGAGCGTCGTGATGGTTAGACATTTTGGGTTTTGCGTAGAACATAATTTATCTCTCTCATTAGTTTATGTAGCCATTGTACCTGTTTTTGAAACATTTGTCAAGGGCTTTGTTTAATCTTTTGAAACTTTTTCGTGTAAATATTCACGTTTCAGAAACCACTTGTACTTGGCGAAATATTCCTTCGCCTTGTAGTCTGGGCGTTTACCTGTGTAGGTCTCGACCTCATCACAGTGGTTAAACCACATCTCGTTACACCAAACTCGAAAAGTCATATCACGCCACCAACTGGTAAGGTTTGTTGAACTGACCAACGTTGATGTCGATGTAGTGACTTCGGTGGAAGTAGTCAGTCATGCTGTCGTCTTCACAGAAGAAGTCGGGTCCTTCCATCGCAGCCTTTAACTCAGTCAAGAACGCAACGACTTTTTCGTCGTCGTAGTTTTCAGCAATCCAGTAAGGATTGACCTGAATGTAATCACGAGGACCGTACTCACTGACAGGCAACGCTCCGATGATATCAAGAGCACCGCTCTTAATGTTACAGACCAAGCTGCTGTGATGACGAATGGCAAGCGTACCTTTCATGTTGTACTTCTTGAGGACTGCTTTGATCGCAGGGGTTAACTTCTTTTTATCTTCTTGACTTACATATGCCATAACAATTTTCTCTCTCTCATCAATTTATGTAGCTATTATACCAAATCCTGAATAATAGTCAACACTTTTTTAGCTATTTCTTAGATCGATTTGATATAAGGGTATTCCAAAAAGTTCTTAACCAACCGCCCTCTTCCCACATCAATGGGATGTGCTCTCCCAGTTCTTTCTCTTCTTCCATGTGTAGATTGACATATAACAACAAAGAAAGAAACCCAAACAAACCAAAACCGATTATATCGTATATCTGTTCCATTACTTCACCCACACGTGATTGTAGATTTCCGGAAGATTCTCACACGAGTAGTTGTCTTCTGGTGCAAAGTTAATAACTTCGACACACTCCTGAGTGGAGTTACTGACATGTACATCTGGCATATCCAGAACACTAGTCATTGCATCTGCATAGACCACAAAAACCAAGACCGCTGCTATCAATAGTACTAATTCTTTCATCTTATTTCACCCAATTGTTGTTGTACAATTCTTCTTCGAGACGGTATGCCTCTTTCTCCCAAGGAGCATTCTCATACTTGTAGTCACGAGGTTTGCGACCCTTCCATGAACCAGACCAGCCACACAACTCACCACGGAGATACTGTTTAGCGTGAACCAGTTCGTGCGCAAGAGTCTGCATCATAGACTCCATAGTCATGGGTTCACCGGAACTAGTTCTTGCTATATCGATCTCAGCGTGGGTTCTTTGATCTCCCCAGCAGAGACCCTGAGACTCATCCATAAGTCTAGTAGAGAATCTCACGATGATAGTCTTACTGTAAAGTCTATGAATACCAAGTTCTTTGGCGACACCATTGATGAACTCGTGAACCTTTTTCTTGTTCTTGATTCGACCTTTAATAATTACTGGATTCATACTTAATCTCTCATCTCATTAGGTAGCTATTATCTCACACTTGTTTTCAAAACACAAGGGCATTCTTATACCGATTTGGCATAAGAACCATCTTTTTTATGCAGACATCTTAATTGGAGCACGTGCCACTGCTCGTAACCATGCTTCCGGAGATTTGATAATGGGTGGGGATACCCGTAATTTTGCAGCGCGGAAAGTCTTCTTGAGACCCTTGGATTCGACCTGACCAATGAACCTAGAGACCAATCGGAGAACTACTGCACGGAACTTGTGGTCGTGGTTTCTAAACCCAGCAGAATGTGCGAGTTCGTGGAGCAAAACATACTTGTTACAGCCACCTGTCGGGGAGACAGCAATCCAACTACCGTAAGAACAACCAGCGAGTCGACCACGACCTTTCATGTCACGCATCATCTGTACAGTGACTTTACTGCTACCCATGAAACCTTCTGATACTAGTTGCGCCCACAACTTAGACTTGCATACTCTGTCAACGAACTTCTGACATTCTTTAAGAGTCATTGCTTCCATTACATTAGGAAACTCTTTTTCAAACTTCCACTCTGCACGGTACGTCTTCTTCTTCTCAGAATCTCTCCACTTACGGAAGTCAGACTTTTTGACAGCATACTCGTAGTATCTGTATGCTAGATCCTCATCCATACCGAACTCAAGAAGTGCAGAATTGTAATAATGTTTGTAATTTTCGTACCAGACTCTATAACTCATAATTTAATCTCTCAATTCAATACAGCTATTGTACCACACTGGGGGACGATGTCAAGTCTTTTTTCGTTTGACCGTAGTCTTTTTCGTCTTTTTCTTGACCGGAGTCTTCTTCTTGGTCACGGTAGGTTTCTTCGCGACAGTTTTACGCGGCTTCTTTTTGGGTTTGGGTGCAGTTTTCTGCGGCATCTCGAATTCCTTTCGAAGGAACTCATTCACAGACAGACCGCACTCTCTCAAGACCTTTTGAAAACGTTTGATATCTTCCATCCACCAACCATGCGGAGTTTCAAGATACTGACCATAGTGGTTCATTACCTCTTCGCCTAGACGGTAACACTCCTCAGTGTCCTTCTCGAATATGTAACGGACCTTGCGGTCGTAGTTCAGTTTGACGATTTTAGGCATTGTCTCTCCTTCTTCATTAGTCGGTACGCCTTTGCTTGGACGTTGCGATACCTACGTGTTCGTTCTTTGTACCACTCGTTAGTACGATCTTCTAAACGAGCACCTAACTGCATAAACTCATCATGAGTCAACTTTTTAATATCCATTATGCAGCCTTCCTAGATTAGTTTGTAGACTTTCTTCATGGTGTACTCACGAGCAGCTGCGAACGGAGCATCGAACCAATCTGAAGAACCCATCACTTGAGGAGCAATACCGTACTTCAAATATGCATTGACCAACTCAGCAACGTTGTTCGATTCGCACACAGGGCGCATCTCGTTTTCATCGTAAAGACGAATCTCAGAACCGTCTTCGGTACAGGAAATATAATCAATCATGCGACTTCTCCAAAAAAGATTCCAATCGGGGATCCGTTAGGACTACGATATCCACACTCGCGAATTTCATTGACTGGGATTTCCTGACGGTAACCGTCTTCCCATTTTATCTCAACACTGTCGCGACCAATTTGACGGTCGATTAGACCGTACGAGATAGGATACATGGCACCCCAGTTACCTTCAACTTTTTGACCAATCAGATTCATGCGGCTTCTCCAATGAATGCATAACGAGGATTCTTACAGAACATTCCGACTTCGTCGAAACCCATCAAACAGAAACCAAGTCTTGGGTCGGTACCTGCCTCATACTCAACGAGTTCGTAACCAGAACGGAACGTACGAACGTCTTTGATGTCTACGGGAATAACTTCGAGATCGTACTCTTCCTGTGTGAGAAAGACGGCATCTTCGTTCGCTTCGGTGTTGTCTGTCCAGTTCTCATTACTCATAATTAACTCTCTCTTTATCAATTTATGTAGCCATTATAGCATAATATGAGATAAAACACAAGGGCGTTAGCCAAAATAAATGAGGTATTTTTAGACCGATTTGGAATAAGGATATAACTTTTTCGTATAAGGAAGGAAAAAAAGAGGGGAGTCGTCCACGTACCTGTCAGTCGGAATCTTCGAAAGACGGTCTCCCCTTTGAAACTATGCTTCTTTGTCGTGGTCCCACTTGACAACTGGTCTGCCACGCATGTACGCAAT